GCCGTTCAAATAGCCTATGTCCGCGGGGTCCGGCGGGAACTGGCAGGCAGACACGACGCCGATATTCTCCACCGGGACCAGGTCGAAGGGGTCCGGCGCGTCCTCCCGAATCAGCATATCCGCGTCGAGTTGTAGAACGCGGTCGAAATCGCAGAGCCGGACGGGGACGAATGCCTTTTGCCAAAAGATATGGTGCGGCGCCAGCGGCTTCAGTAGCTCGACGAACTCGCAGCCCCATCGGGCGGCCGCCGCTTGGAAACTGCGCCGGCTTTCCGGATGGAGCGACCGGCCGCCGACGTTCAGCGTAGCCAGTGCCTTTTTCACGCCGCGACCTCCGCGCGAATATGGCCGATCGCCGCCGCCACCTGGTCCGGCGTTGGCTTAATCCCGAGGAACGCCACAAGATCCACGACGACCGCGGCCGTATGGTTCCGCATCGCTTCCCAAGAAACCCGGCAGACGCTCGACTCCGGCAATGTCTCCAGGAACGATTCCCGCTCCGCCCATAGCCAGCGTTGGACCGCTTCCGCCTGTTCGTCCGAAACCGCCAGCCATCCCCGCGCCAGCCGGCTCCGCCTTTGCAGGCTCTCGACGCTTTCCTCTAGGGGCCGATCACAGACGACGACACGCAGCCCGTCGCCGGCGGCCGCCAGCAATTCCGGACCCATGGCGCAGAGATGCGGATACTTGCCGCCGGCAAGGGGCCGCGCCGCCAACCGCTTCCGGACCCAGCCCGACAATTGCCGCGCCAACTCCAGGCGGTCCATTCCGATTTCCGTCGCCGGGAACCGGGCCGCGCGTTCACAGATAGCCGCCAGGCCGACCGCCTCGCCGCCGCCGCCGTGCCGACCTTCCCAGCCCCCGAGCCGGTCGCCCATCGACACGCCCAGTTTATGCAGGACCATAGCCGTAGCGCTCGACCCGGACCTATGGAGCCCCATGACCGCAACGAACCGTTTAGGCTCCGCCGGGGACGCCGCCCGCTTCCCGTTCCACCAGCGCTCCGGCGGGGTCTTCCCGGATATGTTCGACTGCCCGGCCGCCTGCCCGCACAACCAGGACGCCGGCGCGTAGTATCCGGCGGATTCCGCCTTATGCAGCCGCCCATAGTGGTGATCGATATGGCAGGCATTCCGCCACTGGTCCGCCGCGTTCAACCAGCGGTATAGCTTGGTCATCCCCTCCCGGCCCCGAACCGCGTAGGCATGGGTCCGGTTGACATTTGACGCCCGGACGACCAGGGGATTGCCGGGGACCGCCAGCGCCGGCCGGAGGTGCTGCCCGCCCAAATACGCCTGTACCCAATCGGCCGGGAGCGCCGCTAGGTACGCTTTCGCCTGGTCCGCGAACCCCTCGCAAAACGTCGCGTCGTCTTCGAAAATCAAAACGCTTTCTTCCCCCGCGTTCAAGGCGTCTTCAATGATCCGAACATGGGACCGATAGCACCCCCAGGCGCCGCCGCCTTGCCGCCACCAATCCGGGTGCCGGCATTGCTTGCCGTCGATTGCCGAAACGACTTCGATTTCCCCGAACGGGAAATCCTTCGGGACGCCGGCAAAGAATGCCGCCAGGCGGTCCGGCCGCCGCTCCAGGGAAACCACCGCTACACGGTCAAACATAGCCCGCCTTCCTTGCGTTTCGGATTGCCGCTTTCACCAACAGCCGCGCCGCTGGAGCGACGAACGGTAGCTTTCGCCGCTGGCTTTCCTCGCGCAGCCAGCCGACGACGGTTTCCAGGTTGTCGGCAGTCCATTGAACGCCGCGCGCGTCCATCTCTCGCGCGCGGGCGTTGCACTTGCACGAAGGCGACGACCGAATCCCAATTCGGCCCAGCATCTTTTTCAGTTCCGTACCAACGCCGCCGCATCGGGCGCAGGCCGCGCCGCCGGCCGGCAGTCGCGAAACCCGAGGGTATGCCGAATGGTCAACGTCCACCGTGATCGTGTCGCCGTCGCGCGAGACAATGCAGGCCGCGACCTCGTCGAGCGTATAACCTCGCTCGACGCAACGCGCCGCCAAAAAACCGAAATGACATTGAATCATGGAAGCGGGTTTTCCATCGCAGCGTCCCGAACTCCATCAGCGCATCCGACATCAACACGCTCGCGGTTGACAGTACCAGGCTCCGTAGGGCCAGGCGCAACCGTGCAGCCGTGCGCCGAACAGCCGCCGTCGCGGCGCACCCAACTATCGACAAGCCATTCCCATTGCCCGTAATCCTTCGGCAGCGAATCGCAGGCGGGAGTATCGGGACAAACCAATAACGGCGTTGGCAAAAACTCAGGCAGCGCGACGGCGCCGGCGGGCGGCGAATCGGGCGAACAGGGTAATACGTCCTCTCCATTATCGACGCCGCATTCCTTGATAATCCTGCCATCCGGCACCAACTCGACCAATGCGACACTAGACAGGTCGCGCATCTTTCGCGAATCGCAGTCGACCGCGTAAACGCTAACGCGGTACTGGTTTAGACGGACTCCGTTCGGCGAACGCGATGAAATCTCGTGATACCACAGCGAATACGAACACAAGCCAAACGCCGCCGGGTATCCGTCGGCCCAGCGAATGCGGCCCGCACGAAACCAATCGCGTTCGACCAACGCGACAATGCCTACGTTTGCTCCGCCAGCCTGCGCGGAAAACCGACGGGTGTTCTTCGACGATCCTGGTGTAATTTCGGTCAGATCAACATTACCAGGAAACCGGCATGGTGGAATACAGACCTGGTCGCAAACAAAGGCCGACGAACTGGAAGAACTGGAAGACGACGAAGACGACGAAGACGAAGACGGACAACAGCACTCTGGCGATTTCGAACCGTCAACCAGGCGACCGCCCGAAAGACGTAGCCGTCCATTCAGTAAAGCCAGCTTCATTTGCCCAGCGCCTCCGCATAGGCTTTCAGAATCGCGTCTAGTTCGACCTGGACAAGCCGGCCGCCATCATCGAACCCAAGCAACGTAACGCCGGAAACGACGGCGCGACCGTTGACGATCGAAACGCGAGGCGCTACGCGCTTCAGCTTCGCCGGCTCGACTGTGGCGCAAGCATCGTCGGAACCGCTATCGGACGGCTCCGACGGCTCCGACTCCGACTCCGAACTGGACGAACCGCAATCACAGAACCGGCAGCAAGTCGCTTGGTCCGGATGCGGCCCGCTCGCCGGCTGGTTGCCGTCGTGAAAATTGTTCGGCTCATTCGGCTGCGCGCAGTACGAATCCGCGAACAGGCCGCCAGGCCAATAGCAAAACCAATCGCCGCCGCTCGACGATCCGGACTCCGATTCCGACGACGCGGAGGAACTTCCGCACCCGCACGCCTCGCAGCATTCATCCTCTGTATCGTGCGGCCCGTTGACCGGCGTGTTGCCGTTGTGGTAGTCGCCTGGTTGGTTCGGCTGCGCGCAATACGCCAGCGATTCGTCTCCGTTTGCCCAATAGCAAAACCAGTTTCCAGGGGAAGACGAACTTGATGCACTGGACGACGCCGAGGAATCCGAAGACGACTTCGACGAACTGGACGACTTCGAAGAACTTGAAGACGACGACGAAGACGAACTGGACGACTTCGACGAACTGGACGAAGACGACGAAGACGACGACGAACCACATTCACACTCCATGATCCGGAGAATGCGCCAAAATGGCTCCGAGTCTTTTTCCGCCGGCGTTTCGTACCGCGCCTCCAGGACCGAGCCGCGTTCAAGCGACGCGGACGGGTCGAACCCCTGCGATACGTTGAACGTCGCCAGGGTGGAGGCTATATCCCAAAGGACGACGGTTTTCTCTCCGCCCTCCATCGGCAGAAAGATAGACCCGCACTGCGAGTCAGTATGGGCGCGGCTTAACGTGACTTCGTCACAAACGACGCCGCCGCAAGATTGTAGGGTTCCGATGGTGCGAAAGAATTTGTCGCGCTGGGGCTCATCGGGACGATAGGGCCAATATCCCGCGCCGCGGACGCCGGGGCCGCGCTCAACGGTTTTCACCGCCGCCGCGATGCGCTCCGCGGCTTGCTTCGTGAAAACAACGCCGGGTTTACGTTCCGTCGGTGTGCGCCGGGCCATTAAGTGATACCCCCGAACCCGGAAAAGCTACGCGATTCGTAAGGGTTCGCGCCGTCTCCCCCGTTGATAACGACCGGGAAACCGGGCGTTCCGGCATCCACTGCGACGCCGCCCGAAAGGCTGGCGGGTTCCTTAATGGGCTTTTTATCCTGCCCGAGTATGGCCGCCGTGTATTGCCCGGAACCCGTCGGGTTTCCTTCCCCGTCCACTAGCTGCGAATAGCCAATATCCAGCGGCTTGAGGAACCACGTATCTTTTCGGTAGGCGAAATCGTAAGAGACTTCCCAATAGACGAACGTCGCCCCGTCCGCGTTTTCCGTTTTCTTAGAGAACCGGCCGCCTTGGCATTTCCAAGTGAATTTTGGACAACCTAGAAACGTGTCGTTATTCAACGTGTTTGTATAGCTTTCAAGGATGCCGAGAAACGACAAGTCGCCGTAGCACCGCGTGAGCGAAACGGATAGCTCCGCCTGTTCCATAGTCAGGTCTGGCAGCGCGACCCCGGCGGAATTCGTAATCGGGTTTCCGGCAATGTCCTTCCAACAAGGGGCCGACGTTACGCCGGAGCCGCCGCTCCATACGTCCGCCGGCAATTGGAACGGGGCCGCCTGTTGCTCGCTTGATGGGACGGAATACTTGACCGTAACCAGGTAGAGCAACAACGTGTCGCCGCGCGGCTTACAGTCAAACTCCAGCGCGAACACACTGCCGTCGTCCGGATGGGTATCCCCGAACGTGATCCCCGGCGCCTGCGATATGTCGCGGATTGACGTAGACGGCGAATCGACGCGCACGATGAACGACCGCGAATACGTCATCGTGTCCCGGTACTTGCCGGACACACTGCGGTCGTCGATAGATTCCGTCACCGCTACGATCGCCATATCTGCCCCTTAGAAATTCAGTTCGACCAGTTCAAGGCCCATGTCTTCCGTGTTGTCCGCGATCCGCGCGAGATTGGCGGCGTTTTCCTTTTCGAATGCCCGTTTCCCACTGTCCGGGGTCATAAGGCGGAGCATCTCGTTAACGCCGGCCGTGGAGCGAACGTCGAGCCCCTTTGCCAGCTTCGCTTCCTCAATCTTGACCTCGACCGGCTGTTTCGGGTCCAGCGTTGTTTTCTTGACCTCATCGGTAGCCGTGCGGGCTTTCTCAATGTCGGCCCGGATGCCGCGGAACGCCGTCGTGATGGGGCCGGCAACGCCCTCCGCCCCATCCTTCGCCCGGTCCCCGAATGTCTCCCCGAATAGCCGACCGGCTTCCGACGCGTTATCTAGCATCGCCTGCCCGTAGGCCGCCGCCATTTCATTTGATGCCGCCGCCAGCTTTTCGGCTTCCTCCGCGTAGCCCCCGGCTCCGGGTATGTAGCTCGCCGCGCCGGCAATCAATTCGAAGAACTTGCCCGCGACGTTGAGCAACACGGCGCCGATAGCGTTTCCGGCAACTTCGAACGACTTAAAAACCGCTTCCGCGAACGAAACCGCCCGGCCGAATAGATCGACGACCGTAGCCCAATACTGGCCGACGCCCTCCGCAAACTTGAAGACTTCCGGAATGTTTTGAATGATGTAGTCCGCGACGCCGGCCAGGTACTCCGCGCCGTCTAGAATGCCGTCCGCGATAGCCTCCCCGATATTCGCGCCGCCGAACCCCGTCACGAAATTCGTAAAGGCTTCATTGATCGCCGTAATTGCCGGGGCCAGGTTCGCCGTAATCTGCGTGACGACCCCCTCAATAGCCTTTTCCACGAGCGTCCAAGAATCGTTCATTGCTTCGACGTTCTTTCCTTGAACGTCCGTTACGGCCAGGCCAAACCGCTCCGCCATTTCCATGGCTTGCCGGATGCCGTCGGCGCCGTCCGCAAACAACGGGAGCAACTCCGCGCCGGCCTTGCCGAATAGCGCGATACTCGCCGCGGCCCGCTCCGCTTCCGTCGGTAGCGCGGCGATTCCGTCCGCAATCAACTGAAAACGCTCCGAACCGCTCTTGCCCTGGAGATCCTCCAGAGAAAGACCGATCGCGGCAAACGCCGCCGTCGCGGTCTTCGAACCCTGCGCCGCCAATACAAACGCCCGGTCCGCCTTCGTGAGCGCGTTCGAAATCGTGTCGACGCCAACGCCGGCCAGGTCGCCCGCTAGGGCAAGGCCGGCTATCTCGCCGTATGTCTGCCCGGTCCGCGTCGCCAGTTTCGATAGCGTGTCGATCGTCTCCGCGGCCGCCGCCGACATTCCGTAGAGCGACTGCGTGGCCGCCGAAATGCCGGAAGCAATCTGCCCGAATAGCTGCGCCCCCGAAATGGCCGTCAACGTCCCCAGGCCGGACCGTAGCCCCTTAACGTCTTTCGCCAGTGAGTCGAACGCCGCGGATGCCGTCTTCGTGCCGGCAACCAGGCCCGCCGTATTTGCGGTGAAAACAGCGGCGATTTTAGACGTTGCCATTTATCGGCCTTCCAACTGTTTCGCAAAAACGGGAATCTTTCGCAGTTCCGCGATCATCTCCGCCTGTGTCTGGGGACGGACCGGAACAGGCTCCGGCTCCCGATACGTCGGGCTAAACTTCGTTTCGAAATCCGGTCCCGTCTTTCCTCCGAGCGCCGCGCCCAACAGAGAAACCATTCGCCCACTACGCCGCCAATCGTCGCCCCACGGTTCAAGGTCGTAGAAATGCCGCCACTCCCGGACCAAATCCATAGGCATCCGCTCCGCGAGGCCGTCAACGTCTACCGTCCCCATTGCCAGCGCCAGCCGGAACAGGAACAGCCGCTCAGGCTCTCGCTCTAGTCTTTTTTTGCGTCTTCCGTCGCCTCCGGACCGCGTAGGACGCCGCCCCAGGCGGAAACGTAAAGTTCCATAACGGCCTTTGGGGGCATAGCCTCGACCTGGCCGACTTCCTCCGGCGGAAACATGCGCGTCCCGTCCGGGTTCGCCAGCACGACCGCCACCGTCCGGGCAATCAACTCAGCCGACGGCTCCGCGCCGTTTAGCCGCCGATGCTCCAGCGCGATCGAATGCCACTCCGAAAACGTCGGATACCGTAGGTCGACCTCGACGCCAAGCGCCGGAACCGCCACCGGCTCCAGGCGGTTCACCGCCCGGCAAGAATCTAAAAGTGAGTCGCGCGAAACAGCCATCACCCTGCCCCCTTTAAATAAATTGAAATTCCATCGTGGACCGAACAACTTCGCCAGCCGAACCGCTTACCGTCAGTTTCGACAGCATCGCCGCATACGAAACGGTTCCCCAATCGCCGGAGATCGTCAGATTCCCGACCATGCCGGTATCCAGGGCGCTATAGACGGGCGTCCCCAATAGTTCGACAGTCGCCGTGCCGGGGTCGATCGTGCCGGGGTGGTACTGCCGGACGACGCGCGACGCGTAACCCGTGCCGACCGTGTTGGACTCAATGCCGGTTACGTCCGACGGGGAACAGGTCGCCGGCGTCGTGTCGAACCGGACAAGGCCGTTCAGCGGGAACCCCGCGAACCGTGCGAAGGTGCCTTGAGCGTCTGGGAAATGTTTCGCCATCGGCCAGCCTCCGGCTAGGCCGCCTGCGATGCGGGCGCCGGGTCAGTCGACGGAGCCGGGGCCGGCTTCAAGAACGCCGCCAAAAGTTCCGGGTCGTCGATGGCAAACTCTGCCGTACCCTTGATAACGTCCCCGACGGCCGCCTCGACTTCGTAGGACGTACAACGGGCCGTGCCGCTAATGCCGAGCCCGGCGCATTCGATCGGGTACGCCTTATCCATCGGCGGTTCCTCAAGGCCGAGGAACGAAATCGAAACGATCGCCAAAACGCCCTTGTTCGGGTCGTCGATCAACGGGGGGTCTTGATAGAGGCGCTTTGAGCCGGAGGGAATGTCGGTGGTCGAAACGTCAATCTTGTCGTCGGTAGACGACCCGTTGACCTTTTTCTTGATATTCGTGCAGCCGAACTCCTGCCCGGCGAAGGTAAATGTGATTCCCTGCGAATCTTCGTAAGGGTATGCCATTGCGTTAGACCTCGCGAAAGCGGATTTCGAACTGGAGCGCTACTGTGTACGTCGGTTTTCCCTCGCCGGCGAAATCGACAAGATCGCCGTCGGCCTCGTCGGCCAGGAAGACGCGTTCGATTGTTACGCCGTCCGCCTCCCCCTTGAAATTGTCCACCGCAACCCGGACCCGCTCCGAAAGTTCCTTCCCGGCCGCGTAGGTATCGGAGTAAATCCAGACCGAAAACGACGCGATGGGGACGAACGCGTTATTCGTCAACGTCCGCTCCCGGCTTGTTGCCGTCCGCTGGTAAACTACGTAGGGGGTGACAGCGTTTTCCGGCGCCTGAACGGGGAACGTCCGGCAGTTGGTCGCCGCTTCAATCGCCCCGCGGAGCCATTTTTCGGGGTAGCCCATCGCGTTACCTCTTTTTGTTCTTCATGTAATTCTGCAACTGCCGGCCGGCCGCCTCCAGGCCCGCGGATAGGTGCAGCCCCATGGACGCGGCAATACCGGGTGCCATCGACCGGAACAGCGTTCGCAGGAACCAGCGCGGGTCTACCTTGCCGCGGTTCGCGCCGCCCTTGCCCGAGCGGCCCGACGTTCCTTCCTCGACCCACAACGCGTGGTTGCCCTTGCCCTCGCCGCGCGAAAACGTCACGCGGGCGGAAAACGACCCATGATTAACTTTATTGGCAAACTTCGTAACCGTGATGATCGACTTCCGCAGCCGGCCGGGCTTGATAACCGACTTTTTCCCCGATCCCTTTTGGAAACGGCCCGACGTATCCCGCGATACGGCCGCCGTCTTCGTCCGCTTGCCCTTGCTCTTGGGGGTAGCCGCCCGCAACGCCGGAACGAACGGTTTTATGGCTTCCTTGACGGCCTTCCGGATGGTTATTTTTGCCAGCGCCTTGGGTAGCGCCGCGTACCCGCGACCCAACGCCCGGCAGTCGTCCGCGTAGGACAGCGAATCGAAAACTAGAAATTCGTTCGCCATTACCCGCGCTCCTCGCACTGCAATTCATGCTCCTGCCGGTGCCCGCGCTCGACGATTCCGGAGATATAAAGAATCCGGTCTTCCCGAGACTGCCAGCGCAGCCGCATAGAGCCGCGGATACCCTCGACGTACCGCAGGCGGACCGTATGCGACAACTCGCCGCCGGTTTGTTGCCGGCGGGTCGACTCCGCGTATGAAACCGCCTCGACACTCGCCCGCCGGACCGCGAAGCGGTGCCAGGTCTGGACCGACTCCCCAAGCGAGTTTTGTTCCTCGCGCGGCGCTTCGATGACGACGACTTCCCGCAGGGGTCCGGCGCGCATTCAATAGCCCCCGTCCCAAGATTCCGACGCCAAAAGCGCATCTACCGCCAGCGGCAACACGACCGCCCCCGACTCCGTCGAAACCGCCTCCCGGTTTTCGTAGAAATGCCCGACCAGCATTTTCAGAGCCGCGCGCAACTGGGCCGGGACTTCCTCCGCGCCACGCCGGCCGGCCCAAAACCGGATATACACGCTCGACTCGCAGCAAACGCCCGGCCAGCCGTTCCGCGTCCGCAGGACCGCCGGAAAGCGGTCGTCGTCGACCGAGTACGCCGAGGGGTCCACCCAGGTCTTTACGCCGTCGCCATCCCGAACGAATATTTCCACCGGGTGCGCGTCGTCGATCACCAGGGGCGGCATCGGCAGCGGGACGCCGCCACAGGAACAACCGCAGCCGACGCCCACTAGCCGCGCCTGCCATTGCGTCAGCGTGAGCGTGGAGCCGATCCGGCTTTCGATCATCCGCCGGCCGGCCGCTATCCATGCCATTAATTGAACGTCGTCGTCCGAAACGTCCAAGGGAATGCGGAGGTGTTCTTTCGCGTCGAAAAGCGAAACCGCCTCGAAGACGGGTTCCGCGACGCGTCGCAATGAATCGTAGGGTAGGGCCGATTGTCCGCCGCAACTCATCGCCAGACCCTCCGAGGAAAGAAAACCCCCGGCGCCGAATCCATCCGGCGCCGGGGGTCGTGAATCAACGCGACCGACTTACTTCGTCGACTTCGTGGAAGACGTTGCCGAAGTGACGGGGTCCGACTTCGCGGACGGGGCCGGAGTGGCAAGCGGGGCCGCGTCCGTCGTCGTCAGCTTCGCGACGTAGCTAGGCGAGTGGATGGCCCAGGCATACCGAGCCGTGCCCACGAATACGGTTTCGTCGTACTCGATTGCCCGTTCGGTGCTTGCCCGAATTTGCAGGCCGGCCGGCTTGTAGCCGATCGCACAGGACGAACCGAAATCGCCGTAGAGCGCCAGCACATCGGCCGGCAGATCCTGCGACTGATAGACCGGGGCGCCGTAGACGACCGGACGGACCGAATCCCCGATGCTTGCGCCGATTGCGCCAGCGGCAACGCCCATGATCTTCCCCCAGCCGGCCGGGGAAACGACCCAGGCACGGTTGCGGGCGTTGGGATTCACGACGCTCACGACCTGGGCCAGGATGCCGGGGGTCAGATCGCCCGTCGATGAAACGACGTTCGACGCCGGAACCATGCCGCAGAGGCCGCCGCCCGGAACCGGGGCGACCGAATCGCCCTGGAGCCAGACCTTGTCGATTTTCCGAGCGAACGCGTAGGCAAACTGACTTGCCACCAACTGCGCGACGGAGACGAATGCGTCTTCCATCAGTTCGTTGGAGACCTGCGCCCGCGCTCCGATTTTCTTGAGATCCAACGCCGCGCGGGTTCCGCCGCCGAACGTCACGGGCTTGATCTCGCAGTTTTCGAGATAGAACTCCGCTTCCTGCATCATCTCCGCGACCGGGAGATACATGCCGGGGCCGTTGACCGCGTAGGTGGAACAGACCTGCGTGGC